TTACCTAGTAAGAAACGTGGGTTAGTACATTACTACTGTACAAAATTACCTACTAAGAAAGCTGCTACCATTAGCTAATGATAGAAGTATTAGTCGGTTGTATGATACCTCTGTTGATTACAACCGATACATTACCAGAGTACAGGGACTGTATGGAAGTGACTTCTAAAGTCGAACATGTGTTGGAACATACAGACCTTGTACAAAGGTACTTTAAGGAGGACGACATCTTGCAAGCACTAAATGTAATTTACTGTGAAAGTTCAGGAAAACCTGATGCAGTAGGCAAGAACACAAATGGTACTGCAGATGTTGGACTCTGGCAATTTAATGATGACACATGGGCTTGGTTAAAACCTAAGCTTAGTATAGTTAGTAATAGAACTGATAAAGAAGTATCTACAGCAGTGGCTTCTTGGTTAGTTTATAATGACGGTTGGCATCATTGGAACAGTAGTAAACACTGCTGGAAGGGATATAACAATGAAATGTTGTGGTTACAAACTACAAAAAGTATGCGTAGTAACTGACCAAGTTTACTGTGATTACTGTGAGAAAGTATGGGGTCACGTAGATGAGTTTATTTAATAACGCAAGAAAAAATATTAATGACATTCTTAACTTACAATGTGATATATGTGGTAATGCATACTTCACTAATTTTACAAGAATTAAATATTGTGACGAATGTATTAATGATTTAGAAAAGGAGTTAGAAAATGGCATCCCAGAAAATTGATATAAACAAAATAAATATATTTAATAATCCTAAGTTTATGAAAGTATGGGCAAAGCAATTTGACCAGGCATGTGGTAGTGATGTGTTTAACATACCACCAGACATGGCAAAGCTTAGGTTTTTAATGGATAAGTTTGTCGTAGATTATAACTTTCATCTAGGACAATTAGAGGAGGAATAATGCAAACTAAATTTGCATCTAAAGAAGCTGTATACCACAGAACACCTAAAGAATATACACAACGATTTAGAAGGTGGACAAATAAAAAAATAAAATTAGCTGCAAGTCTTGATAGATTTGGAGGTAAACGTTTACTAGGAGTAACAGATAATAATACACCTATATGGGTTAGTTATAATATTGACAGAGAAACATTAACATGTGACATAACACTATCTCATTCAATGAATACTATACGTAAATCTAAGTTATGTCCTAGACGTATTACTGTAGCTACAGGTGAAAACTTTACACTGATAGACAATGCTATGCGACCAACAAGTAAACCTGACCATGGTGAAGTAACACAACGTACATTAGATTACATAGAAAAACTAATGTCATACAATGAATCAAAGATATATTATGAAGATAATAAATGTACAACAGGTATGTTTATGAAGATATCTAATACAATATACGAAGGTTCACCAGATAACTTACGAGTTAGGTGGCTTGATGTAATGAAAGCCTGGAATTTACCAAAAGGAAAGTACTTTAATATCTAATGAGTAACAATACATACAGACCTTTGCCTAGTTATATGACTATTAAAAAGTCATCTATAGATGGCTTAGGTTTGTTTACACTTAAAGCAATAAAAGATTTAGAAACTTCTTTAGGTGTAACACATGTATGGTACGAAGAAGTAGGAGAAGTATTTCGTACACCTTTAGGAGGTTTTATTAATCATAGTGAAACACCTAACTGTGAAATTAAAAGATTCGATGGCACAATAGTCAGTCATTTGTTCCCTATTAAACCTATAAAAGCAGGAGAGGAGATTACATTAAAATATACAATGTATAAAGTATGATGGAAAGTTTATCACCAATAAGAGAAGAAGCTCTTAAAAGGGCTGGAGGACGCTGTGAATGGGCGTATTGTAACGATAATAAATGGTTAGAGCTAGCTCATATACAAGGTATAGGTATGGGTGGTAGTAAGTCACGTAAGTTTGATTTAAATAATGTGGCAATATTATGTAAATGGCACCATGATATATATGATAGAAGGCAATCAAGTGGACATAGTAAAGCCTACAGAGATTTACTTAAAGGTTTTTTAAAAAGAGAATTTAACGATTAAAAAGTCTTAGCGACCTAGTTTATTTTTTTTGGCTTTAGCAGCTTTAGCATATTTTTTTGAACGCAAATCAGCAAGAGAAGGTTTTACTTTTTGACCAGTAACTTTACCTTTCATAAGCTTGCTATATTGTTTATCAAATTGTGATTCTACTTTACGATAACCTGCAGCTTTTTCTCTAGCCCATTTTTCATCATTAAATATATCTATATAACTACTGTTAGCTATAGCATTAGCCCAACTTTCATATTGAGTAGCTTGAGTATCAGCTTTTTTAGTTAACATTTTAGCTTGATATTGTCTACGTTTTAATTCTGTTTTACCAAGTCCAGCATAACCTTGACCTGTAGCTCTAAGTGTAGCTATATTTTCTAAATATTGTTTTTTACTTTTAGCCATTACGGATTTAATTTAGTACCTTGATTAGCACGGTTTCTATCTTCCCAAGTTTGAAGATTAAGTTTTTTTGATACAGATTTATTATTTAAATACTCAGGTAAATGGTCCTTCCAACCTTCAAAAGTAATTGCATTACGTCCTATACGACCACCACTCATACTACGAGCAACTTGTTCTGCTTGGTTAACTGTTAAATGGTCACCATAATAACCACCATATTTACCTGCACCTTCAATTTGTGGTACATTAGGCATTATTTACTCACTTTCTTAACAGGTTTAGCTAATTGTTTTTTAGCAAACTCTTTAATTACTACTAAAGCTGCAGATGCACCTGATATTGCAGCAAGTTGTACTGCATCAGCATCTACACCAACTAATGGAGCAACTGTCAATGCACCAATAAATGCTTCGACAAATGTCCATACAGTTTTTTCTAATATAACTTTATATTCAGCACTCATTATTTAAAATAATCCTCTTCTTTTTT